CCTGAGATGACTTCATTCGTGTTCAGAGAAACACTGATGGGTCATCTTTTATTATGGGGAAATTCCTATTCACAAATAATCAGAGATGGCAATGGAAAAGTTATAGCACTTTATCCATTACTTCCTGACAAGATGAAAGTTGAAAGAAGTGATAAGGGAGAAATCTATTATTTATACACTAGCGAAGGGAAAGAACATCTCTTAAGAAATACTGAGATTCTTCATATTCCAGGACTAGGATTTGATGGTCTCATTGGCTATTCACCTATTGCCATGGCTAAAAATGCTATTGGGATGGCCATTGCTACTGAGGAATATGGAGCTAAGTTCTTTGCTAATGGAGCAAACCCTGGTGGAGTTTTAGAACATCCTGGAGTTGTAAAAGATCCTCACAGAATTAGAGATAGTTGGAATCAAGTCTATCAAGGTACATCAAATGCNCATAGGGTTGCTGTTCTTGAAGAAGGAATGAAGTTTTCTCCAATAGGTATTCCACCTGAGCAAGCTCAGTTTTTAGAAACCAGGAAATATCAGACTGAGGAAATATGCAGGATATTCAGAGTTCCACCACACTTGGTCGGTGATTTAGAAAGGGCTACATTTTCTAACATAGAACATCAGTCGATTAGCTTTGTGGTCCATACAATTAGACCTTGGCTGGTCAGAATAGAGCAGTCAATAAACAAGGCACTTTTCTCAGACTCTGAAAAAGAGAAATACTTTNTATCCTTTGTGGTGGAAGGCCTCCTTAGGGGTGACTACGAATCTAGAATGCGTGGTTATTCTATCGGTATTCAAAATGGCTTTATGTCCCCCAATGATGTAAGAGCCTTAGAGAATATGAACCCTATACCCCTGGATGAAGGTGGAAACACATATATGGTTAATGGCAATATGCTCAAACTTAAAGATGTTGGAGCTTATGCAAATAATAATGGAGGTGATGAAAATAAAGAAGTTTTGGAACTTTATAAAGAATGAAGATGGTGAAAGGACTCTATACTTTGATGGATATATTGCAGAGGATAGCTGGTTTGATGATGATATTACTCCTAAAAAGTTCAAAGCAGAACTTATGGAATCAGATGGTGATATTTCTGTCTGGATCAATTCCCCTGGTGGAGATGTCTTTGCAGCCAGCCAAATCTACAACATGCTAAAAGAGTATAAAGGGAAAGTCACTGTAAAGATTGATGGTTTAGCCGCTTCTGCTGCTTCTGTTATAGCTATGGCAGGCGATGAAATTTCAATGTCCCCTGTGGCCATGCTTATGATCCATAATCCTTCCACCCTTATTTGGGGTGAAGAAGCAGATATGGTAAAGGCTAGGGAAATGTTAGCAGAGGTTAAAGAAAGCATCATCAATGCTTACGAGGTCAAAACCAAACTTTCTAGAGAAAAAATATCCAAAATGATGGATATGGAAACCTGGATGAGTGCTAAAAAGGCAGTGGAACTGGGATTTGCTAACAAGGTTTTATATGAGGAAGCAGATGCTGATCTCCATGTTTCTAATGGCTTCATCTTTGAAAAGGTAGCAGTTGTTAACTCATTAAGAAGTAAGTTTCCAAAAATAGAAGAAGAAAATAAACCAGAAAATGAAACTGGCACTTCTCATAAGGAACTTATGACTAGATTAAATCTAATTAAAAAATAAATGGAGGTTTTATAGAATGAATAAAATAATTGAACTTAGAGAAAAAAGAGCTAAGCTTTGGGAATCAACTAAGGCTTTTTTAGATTCAAGAAGAAATGAAAATGGGCTTCTTTCAGCTGAAGATACTGCCACATATGAAAGAATGGAAGAAGATGTAATGAACTTAGGTGAAGAAATAAAGAGGCTTGAAAGACAGGCTGTAATCGATTTAGAACTATCCAAGCCTACTTCCTCTCCTATATCCTCCAAGCCTGGTATGAAGGATGAGGAAGAAAAGACAGGTCGAGCTTCAGATGAATATAAGAGTGCATTCTGGAATGCTATGAGAATGAAAAACCCAAGCAACCAAATTTATAATTCTCTTTCCATTGGGGAAGATTCTGAAGGTGGATATCTGGCACCAGATGAGTTTGAAAGAACTCTTATTACTACGCTTGAAGAGGAAAACATCTTTAGAAAGCTAGCTAAAGTTATCAAGACTTCCAGCGGTGATAGGAAGATTCCAGTTGTGGTAACCAAAGGATCTGCAGCCTGGCTTGATGAAGGAGAGGACTTTGAAGAAAGCGACTCTGTATTTGGACAAACATCTATTGGAGCCTATAAGCTTGGAACAATGATTAAAGTATCTGATGAGCTATTAAATGATAGTGTTTTCTCTATTGAAAATTATATAGCTACTGAGTTTGCTAGAAGAATTGGTGCCAAGGAGGAAGAAGCATTTATAGTTGGTGATGGAGATGGAAAGCCAACAGGAATCTTTCATGCTACAGCTGGTGGTCAGCTTGGAGTAACCGCTGCTTCTGCTACGGCTATTACCGCAGATGAGATTATTGATTTAGTTTATTCCTTAAAGGCTCCTTATAGAAAAAATGCTGTATTTATTATGAATGATGCAACTGTTAAGGCTGTTCGTAAGCTAAAAGATGGCCAAGGACAATATCTATGGCAACCATCCNTAACTGCTGGAACACCAGATACTCTTTTAAATAGGCCAGTTTATACATCTGCCTATGCTCCTATTATTGAAGCAGGTGCNTCTACTATTGCNTTTGGTGANTTTGGATACTACTGGATTGCTGATAGGCAAGGTCGCTCTTTCAAGAGACTAAATGAATTATTTGCTACTAGTGGACAGGTAGGTTTCCTAGGNAGNCAGAGAGTCGATGGAAAGTTAATNCTTCCTGAAGCTGTCAAAGTCCTTAAACAAAAATAAGGAGGNAAAAGTATGACTTATAATACTAAAAATTATACTGAACAAGGCGGAGAAAAAACTGTTATAGGTGGAACTTTAGAAATTAAGGAGGGGGCTACAGTAACTGGTCTCCCTTCTCCTACCTTACCCGATCCTGTAGAAATACCTATATTAGATTTTCAAGCTGATAGTGAGGCTACTGATGTAGAGGGTTTAGTAGAAGACTTCAATGCCCTTCTTTCAAAGCTTAAAGCCGCTGGACTTATGGAAGAGGAAGCTGAAGGAGAAACTGGAGAATAAAATGAAAGGATGTGGCGGTGATGACTTTACTTGAAAGTGTTAAGGCTAATTTAATATTGGAGCATAATGAAGATGATGAGCTATTAGAGGCCTATATTGCCGCCTCAATCTCCTATGCCGAGAGTTTTCAACATCTAGAAGAAGGTTTTTATAGTGAGAATGAAATGAGCCCTGTAACTAGGCAGGCAATTATCATGCTCTCTTCCCACTTCTATGAAAGTAGGGATGGTAGTACAGGAGGTTTCTTTTCTGACACTGCTCTAGCAGGACAGCAAGCACGAGAAACTATTAATAATCTCCTAAGGCTAGACAAGAATTGGAAGGTGTAATTATGAGTATTGGAAAATTAAGAACACCTATAAATCTAATTATTGTAGAAAAAGTCAAAGATAAAGAAGGCTTTACTAGGGATAATTTAAATTCATTAGCAGAAGTTAGAGCCTACAGAGAAGATAAAAATGCTAGTAAAAGATGGACTAATAGAGCTATATTTCCTGATGCTACTACTCTCTTTATATTTCGTAGGATACCCAAGGTATTAATTACAAGTGAAATGCTAATTATCTGCCAGGATGAATACTTTGAAATCATAAGTGTAGAAAACATTAGAAATAGAAATATATATATTGAGGTTTTAGCAAAAAAGGTGGTGATTCCTAATGGCGAAGGTGACGATGAGAATGCCTGAAGATTTTCTTCTTAAAATTTCAAAACTTGGTGATAAGACAGATGAAATTATACCTAAAATTTTAGAATCTGGAGGAGAGGTTGTTTTAAATGAAGTAAGGTCTAATCTTAAATCCTCAATTGGAAGAAATACAAAGATAAGGAGCCGTTCTACTGGTGAGCTAGTTTCCTCTCTAGGCCTTACGCCAGTTCTTATGGATAGGCGAGGACATTATAATATAAAGGTAGGTTTTAAAGAACCAAGAAGTGATGGGGATAGTAATGCCAAGATAGCTAATATCCTCGAATATGGCAGGTCCAATCAAGCAGCTAAACCTTTTTTAAAGCCTGCAAGAAGAACTTCAAGAGCACCTTGCATAGAAGCCATGAAAGATAGATTTGAGACGGAGGTTAAGGACCTATGACCATTTTAGAAGAACTAAATACTCTTATAGAGGATCAAGGTATCCCTGTTGAAACAGGATTATTTTCAAAAAAACCTCCAGATCTATATTTGGTTTTAACCCCTCTGGTGGATTTATTTGACCTTTATGCAGATAACCTACCAGAGTTTGAAAGCCAGGAAGTAAGGCTATCCTTATTCTCCAAAGGCAACTATATGAAGATAAGAAACACACTAACCCGTACTTTAATAGGTGCGGGTTTTACTATTACTGATATGAGATACATGGGCCATGAGGATGATACAGGCTATCACCACTATGCTATCGATGTAATAAAAACGTATAAATTTGAATTAGAAAAGGAGGACTAGATTATGGCAACAATAGGTCTTGATAAACTTTACTATGCAAAAATAACTGAAGGGACAAATGGAGATGAAACTTACGAAACCCCTAAACCCTTAGCCAAGGCTATAACTGCAGAACTTTCTGTGGAGCTTGCTGAAGCAACCCTTTATGCGGATGATGGTGCTGCAGAAATTATAAAGGAATTTAAAAACGGAACTCTCTCCTTGGGTATTGATGATATTGGAGCTGCTATTGCCAGTGATTTAACTGGAGCTACAATTGATGACAACAAGGTTCTAATTTCTTCTAGTGAGGATGGCGGCGATCCTGTTGCCATTGGTTTTAGGGCTAAAAAAGCCAACGGTAAATACAGATATTTCTGGCTCTATAGAGTGAAGTTTGGCATTCCTGCCACAAACCTAACTACTAAGGGTGACAGTATTACTTTCTCCACTCCAACTATAGAAGGAACTGTGCTTCGTAGAAATAAGCTAGATGGTCAAGGGAAACATCCTTGGAAAGCTGAAGTTAATGAAGGTGATGAAGGCGTAACTACTGAAATAATTACAGGTTGGTACACTGAAGTTTATGAACCTGTCTTTGCGGCTGGAGGTGACGATTAGATGATTGAGACTGACAGAAAAAGCCTAATAACAATTGGTGGTAAAGAATACAGCCTCATTCTAACCACAAAGGCCACAAAGGAAATAGCTAAGAGATATGGTGGTCTTGAAAATTTAGGTGAAAAGNTAATGAAGGCAGAAAACTTTGAGATGGCCCTAGAAGAAATTGTATGGCTTATTGCTCTACTTGCCAATCAAAGCATTTTAATAAATAACAGATTAAATGGAGAAAAAGAAGAACTACTAACTGAAGATGATGTGGAACTTCTAACCTCTCCCCATGAGCTGGCAACCTA